TCTGGCCGCTTTCAACCATTTCATAAGGGTCATTACGCAACGTATGACCATTTGGTTAAGAAGTTTGGAAAAGATAGTGTTTATATAGGAACTTCCGATGTAACCGATAATAAAAAATCTCCATTTGGGTTTAAGGAAAAGAAAGCAATAATGATGAAGATGTTTGGTATCTCATCAAATAAAATTGTACAAATTAAAAACCCATACGCTCCACAAGAAATACTTAATAAATTTGATTCAGATACAACTGGTTTTATAACTGTTGTAGGTGAAAAAGATTCATCACGTCTAAGTGGTAAATATTTCACTCCATATAAAGGTAAAGTTGAAATAGGATACCTTGATAAGGGGTATGTATATGCAGCACCTGCACAACCAAATGCTATTAGTGGTACTGATGTTCGTTATTGGTTAAGTGCCGGTAATGAAGAAGAAAGAAAAAAGAATTTTACAAAAGCATATCCGAAGTTTGATGACCAAATATTCAAAATGATAACTCTTAAGTTGAAAAAACTTAAAGAATGTATTAATGAGGAAATAAAATTAAATGTGAATGTTGGTGACCAAATCCTAATGGGTAAATTTAAAAACAAAAAAGTAATTGTTAAATCCATAGGCAAAGATGAATGGGGAATGCCAACAATCAATGGTAAAAAGGCGGTAACATTTAGAATTCCCAAAAAAGAACAATTAAAAGAAACCGCATCAAATAATGGGTTTAATGGACAAGATGAACCCGATACATCATTTGTAGCTGATAATCAACCAAGAATACTAAACACCGCAAAGCCTGAAAATTGGTATAAGCAAGGTGGATATACTCAATTAGATACTCCAAAAGCTGATGCTATGAGAGGCAGAGGTAAATCAAAAGATACCGAAACTCAATTCAGAAAAGCATACTATAAAATTAATAATGTAGTACAAAGTACACTAAATCCGGCCGATGACCCACATAAAGTAGAGAATTGGGATGATGCTTATAGAGAAAATCCTGAACAAAAACCTAAAAGATTTTGGGAACTTCCTAAAAATCAAAAACCTCAAATAATTTCAAAAGATGATATAAATGAAATGATAGATGAGATGGGATTGGGTGGAGGAGCTGGTGTAGGATTATCTTTACCAGGTGGATATATTAATGGAGCACCGAACCCAAAAGACGCTAAGAAATTAAAATCTAAATTAGATGGTGATGGTAGTGAAGAATATACTCCAGTAAAAGAAGGATTAAACGATTTAGAGAAAGAACTTGTATCATTATATAATAAGGCTTTTAAGATGATGCCAAAATCTCCTGCACAAATGAAAGTTAGAGCAGAGATAGATAAAGTTAAAAAACAAATAGATTCATTAAAGAAAGAATCGATAACCGAAGCGGAAATGAACCCTGTAAAAAAGGTAGTAAACGCTATTTTGAAAAAGCATGGTGTAAATGCAATGAAAACTACATCTACTTCTGTAAGAGGATTTCATAATATTGTAAATAATGGATATAGTTATGATGGTAATAATTTCCTTCGTTTTTATAAAGTATCTCCTGGTGTTGTAGAAAAAGTGGCAGATGAAATTCAAAAAGCTGGTGTTCGTGTTTATTCAGTAAATAAAAGTGGTACTATTAAAGGTGATTTTTCAAAAACAGGATTAGTAAAGGAAGCTACTTCATCTGAAATTTTAAAAGATTTGGATAAAGTAAAATCCGATTTACTAAAAAAAGCAGATGTACTAATTACAAAAAAGAAAAAACTTTATTCTAATGTTGATATAGAAACACCAATGAGTGCAGATGAAAAGAAGTTAGATAAAGAAATTGCAGAGTTATTTTCAGAAATACAACAATTGATTCAACAAAAAAGAAGTTTGAAAAAAGAATCAATAAACGAATCACTATTATTGGAAGGTGGTGCGTATGGTCACATGAATCATCCGTTTGATATCGAAATGAATCTTACATTTGGTGACCTTAAATCAATTGTAACCAAAGCACTTAATGGTGACTTAGAATTGACTAGAGAGAAGACTGATGGGCAGGCATTAGCAGTTAGTTGGGTAAATGGTAGGTTAGTAGCAGCTCGTAACAAATCACATCTAAAGAGCAAAGGAGCTGGTGCTATGACAATAGGACAGGTAGCTGAAAAGTTTGGAGGTAGAGGTGGATTAACCGATGCTTATAACTTCGCTATGCAGGATTTATCTAAAGCAATAGCAGCACTATCCGAGCCACAAAGAAAGAAAATTTTTAAAGATGGTGCATGTTTTATGAATTTGGAAGTAATATATCCAACATCCGTAAATGTAATCCCTTACAATCAACCACTATTAGTATTTCATGGTACATTTGAATATGATGATGCTGGTACTATTATAGGTGAGAATCAACAAGCTGCATCTATATTGGGTGGTATGATTAAGCAAGTAAATGCACATGTTCAATCTAAGTACACAATACAAGGACCACCAATGACTAAGTTACCTAAATCCGAAGACTTGTCTAAGTTGCAAGGAAAGTATTTAGGAATGATTTCTAAACTACAATCGGAATTTGGATTATCTGATAATGATGGTGTAGCAGATTATCATCAGGCTTGGTGGAGTAAGTTTGTAGAAAAAGGTGGAAAAAAATTAGATGCACAAGAAAAAATAGGATTGGTAAAGAGATGGGCATTCAATGATAAATCATTTAGAATAGCAACAATACAAGACCCTAAATTAAGAGCATGGGCTGAAGGAATAGATAAGCAAGACCAACAAAAGATATCAAAACAAAATCTAATGAGATTTGAGGAGATATTCTTAGGAGTCGGTGCTGATGTATTATCGTTTATGGAATCGGTACTTACTGCAAATCCTGATTCTGCCAAAAGACAAATGGTAGCTCGTTTACAATCAACAATCGCTCAAGTAAAAGCAAGTGGTGACCCTAAGAAAGTTGAAAAACTTAAATTAGAGTTACAGCGATTAAATGCATTGGGTGGATTTAATAAGATTGTACCAAACGAAGGTATTGTATTTGTATATAATGGTAACACCTACAAACTAACAGGTGCATTCGCACCCCTAAATCAAATTTTAGGTATTTTCTTCGATAGTTAATCGTTTTCTTAATTTTGATATACTTATATATACAAATATATTGTATATACTATGGCAAAGGAATTTAATAAAAAGTTTATGCATCCAACTCGTAGAAAGTTGGTGGATATGGTATTGACTGGGGGTGATTATCAAAAAGAAGCATTTGTGTCATTTGCTGGAGCCGATAAAGAAGTAATAAAACGTAAGGTTGGTGAAAAATGGACAGATGAAAATGGTAAATCTTGGGAACAAACTGAAGGTGGTAAAATAGAATTTTCGGAGTTGGGTGATATTATGGCTGAAGCAAGAGCTTATTTGGATAAGTTAAACACTTGTAAATCTGATAATTGTAAAACAATCAAAATAGGTAGGGTTGATAAAAAATTGATATCTAAAACTGGATATTGTTTACACTGCCTTACAATAAAAGAATCTCAAATTAAAGTAGATGGATTATGGGAAGCTTATGAGGATTATAAAATATATTCTAATATGATTTCACATGGTAATGATATAGTGGCTCAATTTAAACAAGCTTATAGAGATGCAAAACAAACATACGAAGTGATTCAAGAAGATGGTAAGATTGAAACTTGGAGTATGGAGAGGGATGTTGAAGAACTTAAAGCAGAAATCCTTATGGAGATTGTTAAGTTTGAAGGTGAAATTGAACTAGCTACAAAACTAAGAAATGATGCTTGGGAAAAACTAAAAGATAAAAATTACGATTTAGTAAGACCACTTAACGATTAGTATGAGTACAGGTATAACACAAAAGAAATCTCTAAAAGAGATTATTGCAGATGAATACAAAAAGTGTGCGGTAGACCCGATTCACTTTATGAAAAAGTATTGTATGATTCAACATCCGGTGAGAGGTAAGATACCATTTCACCTTTTTCCATTTCAAGAGAGTACCTTAACTCAATTTGCTGGTAATCGTTTTAATATAGTATTAAAATCCCGTCAAACTGGTATCTCAACTCTTTCAGCTGGATACGCACTTTGGAGAATGTTATTCAATACGGATTTCAACGTATTGGTTATTGCAACTAAGCAAGATGTAGCAAAGAACTTAGTAACTAAGGTAAGAGTAATGCATGAATTACTTCCTTCTTGGCTAAAAGGTGGTTCTTTGGAAGATAATAAACTTTCACTTAAATTACAAAATGGTTCTCAAATTAAGGCTATTGCATCATCTCCTGATGCAGGACGTTCTGAAGCCTTATCACTTTTAATATTTGATGAGGCCGCCTTCATTGGTGATATTGATGAAATTTGGACATCTGCACAATCAACACTTTCAACGGGTGGTAGTTGTATAGCATTATCTACTCCAAATGGTGTGGGTAATTGGTTTCACAAAACTTGGTTATCTGCAGAAGAAAGTACCAATCCATTTAATACAATCAGATTACATTGGACTGTACATCCTGAAAGAGGTGAGGCTTGGAGAGCTGAGCAAGAAAAATTATTAGGAGCAAAGAAAGCAGCACAAGAGTGTGATTGTGACTTCGTATCTTCTGGTGATACGGTTATTGACCCAGAATTATTAATGTTCTATAAAGAATCATATTGTCAAGACCCATTAGAAAAGACTGGATTTGATGGTAACCTTTGGAGATGGGAATATCCAAATGCAGGTAGTTCTTATATGGTTATTGCGGATGTGGCCAGAGGTGATGGTTCGGATTATTCCGCAGCACATGTGATGGATATAACAACCGCTACACAGGTTGCAGAATATAAAGGTAAAGTTGATACAAAAGATTTTGGAAACTTCTTAGTTGAATTATCTACACAATATAACGATGCATTACTTGTAATAGAGAATGCAAACATTGGTTGGGCTTGCATTCAGCAGGTGATTGATAGACAATACAAAAACTTATTCTATATGAGTAAGGATTTGAAGTATGTAGATGTTGAAAATCAAATGAGAAACAAATACCGAGCAGATGAAAGACAGATGGTAGCTGGATTTTCGACAACTTCTAAGACTAGACCATTAATTGTATCTAAGTTGGATGAGTATTTTAGAGAAAAAGCCGTTATAGTTCGTTCTAATCGTTTGATAGATGAATTGTTTACATTTATATTTATGAATGGTAGAGCTGAAGCTATGAAGGGTTATAACGATGACTTGGTAATGGCATTTTGTATTGGATTGTGGATTAGAGATACTGCACTTCGTTTAAAGCAAGAGGGTATAGACCTCACTAAAAGAGCAATGGGTGGTATATCATCAAATATGCAACATTCTGGTGTTTATGGTGGTAGTAATATGGAGGATAATCCTTGGAAAATGAAAATAGGTGATGAGTTTGAAGATTTATCTCAATGGTTATAAAAATAGTAGTGTTTTGATAATTTACGATATTTATGGTATATGTCAAAATAAAAATTAAAACCAAATGATAAAATTAGCAAATATTTTGAAAGAAGATGAGTATGTTGACCAAGCATACGATATGGGTGATACTCCGACTGATAATCCAATTGATGATTATGATGAATTAGATGTGGAGCAAGAAGATATGGATGATTTCATAAACTTCTTAAAAAGTTACTCAACTCAATTAGAAGAAGCAAATTGTAATTGTGTTTATGAAGCAGAATATCAGGGTAGAGAAGTAAAATTGGGTAAACCATCACAAGGGGATGTTAAGAAGTTTAAAGTTTATGTTAAAAACCCAAAAACAGGAAAAGTAATTAAGGTAAACTTTGGACAAAAAGGAATGGTAATTAAAAAATCAAATCCTGAAAGAAAAAAATCATTTAGGGCAAGACACAATTGTGAAAATCCTGGTCCTAGAACAAAAGCAAGATATTGGTCTTGTAGAAAATGGTAAAATAAATTATGGCAGACGAACAACAATTAGATGACAGAAGTTTCTTTGGTAGACTTAAAAAGCTATTCTCAACCAATGCAATTGTAACGGTTGATAAAGATGGTAAGAGAAAAGTTGTAGATACTGAAGACCGTCAATATAATACTAACTTCGTAAATCTTAGAGATAGATATACTAAATTACAAAGGTCTTATTATGAAACTCAACAGGGTGCTCAATCAATGGCATATCATCAAGTTCGTAGAGAACTTTTTAGAGATTATGATGCTATGGATAGTGACCCAATCATATCATCGGCATTAGATATATATGCGGATGAAAGTACAACTAAGAACGAATATGGTGATGTACTTCAAATTAAATCTACAAACGAAAACGTAAGAGAATTACTTCATAATTTATTCTATGATATAATGAACATAGAATTTAATTTATGGCCTTGGGTTAGAAATTTAGTAAAATATGGAGATGCTTTCTTAGCATTAGAAATTGCAGAAGATAAAGGTGTTATAAATGTGATGCCACACTCAATTTATAATGTAGAAAGATTGGAGGGTACTGACCCTAATAATCAAAACTATGTAAAGTATAAAGTTGAATTAGACCGTTTTGGTAAAAAAGAATATGAGCAATATGAAATGGCTCACTTCCGCATGTTATCAGATACTAACTTTTTACCTTATGGTAAATCAATGGTAGAAGGTGCAAGAAGAATTTGGAAGCAATTATCACTTATGGAAGATGCGATGTTAATTCATCGTATTATGAGAGCACCTGAAAAAAGAATATTTAAAATTGATATTGGTAATATTCCACCGGTAGAAGTTGATAACTACATGCAAAAGATTATCAACAAAATGAAGAAAACTCCATTTGTTAATAAAGAAACTGGTGACTACAACTTAAAATACAACATTCAAAACCTTACTGAAGATTTCTTCTTACCTGTTCGTGGTAGTGATAGTGGAACAAATATTGAAAACCTACAAGGTTTAGAATATGCAGCTATTGAAGATATCGAATATCTAAGAGGTAAATTATTTGCAGCATTGAGAGTACCAAAAGCTTACTTATCGTATGATGAAAACGTAAATGGTAAAGCAACTCTAGCAGCAGAAGATGTTCGTTTCGCAAGAACTATTGAAAGAATCCAACGAACAGTTGTTAGTGAATTAACAAAGATAGCAATTGTACACTTAGCAGCTCAAGGTATTGAGGATTCTGAAATGACAAACTTTGAATTAACTCTTACTAACGCTTCTACTATTTATGAGCAGGAGAAAGTTAATTTATGGAGTGAGAAAGTAAGATTAGCATCTGATGCAAAAGCACTTAATATGTTATCATCCGATTGGTCATACCATAATATATTTGGTTTATCACAGGATGAAGTTGATATTGAAAGAGCAAAAGTAATCTTAGACCTTAAGGATAGATTCAGACATACTTCAATTGAACAACAAGGACAAGACCCGGCAAATCCACCACAACAACAAAATGTGGAGGAGGAAATTGGTAAACTTAAAACCGAAATTGAATTAAATAGAGGAGTTGGAAGACCAAAAGAAGGAAACACTTATGGTAAAGATAAGCATCCGTATGGTAGAGACCCATTAGGAGATAAGGAAAATCATAAAGAGAGAAAGAGAGATGATAGACACTTAAATGCAAACGCAAAAAAGCTTGCAAGAGAATATATAAACGGAATTTCATCAAAAAAGAAGGTTTTAAACGAAAAATCTGATATGTTAGATGAAAAAAACCTATTAGATGACACTAAAATTTAATAAAGAAAAATTTGTTTATATTTATATGTGTTAGTTTATAGGGTAGATTAAATATAGGGTAATTAAATGAAAAAAATTAAACATTCCAAGTTTAAGAACACTGGAGTGTTATTTGAGCTTTTAGTAAGACAAATAACATTGGAAGTTCTTAATGGCGATAAGAAAGAAACCGCTAAAACAATCGTAAGAGAGTTTTTTGCTCCCAATACAGAGTTAAATAAAGAGTTACGTCTTTATGATATACTATTAAAGGAGAAGTATAGTTCCGAAACAAAAGCGGATAGATTAGTAGAGACTGTGTGTGATGCACATGCTAAATTGAATCAATCGGCATTATCAAAAGAGAAATTTAATCTTATAAAAGAGGTTTCGGCTAAGTTTGATATAGAACAATTCTTATCATCACCTATAACTAATTATAAAGTTTTAGCTTCTATATATAAAGTATTTGAATCTAAAAGAGAATCAAATTATGATATTAAAGATATTTTTAATTCTAAAATTACTTTAATTGAGAATATTACATCTAAGCCCTCACAAAAACTTCAACCAACTGAAGATAAAAAGTTGATTGAAACCTATAAACAACAAGACAAAGACCTTAGATTACTAACCTACAAAATCTTAGTAGAAACTTTTAATAAAAAATATACAAATTTAGATGATTCTCAAAAGAATTTATTAAAAGAGTATATTAATAATATTACTAATACTACAAAATTCAAAGATTACGTTTCGGTTCAACTTCCAAACATTGTAGCTGAATTGAAAGCTATCAAAGCAAAGGTGGAAGATAAAGTTACTACAATTAAATTATCTGAAACTATTTCAGTTTTAGAAAAAATGAAAATGGGTAAAACTGTATCCGATTCTCAAGTTTCATCAATTATGCTTTCGTATGAGCTAATTAAAGAACTTAAATCTAAACTAAAATAATGGAAGCTAGATTAAAAGAGGCTATTAGAAAATACGTTAGAGAGCGTAATGTAAAAAGAACTTTGGATGAAATGTCTGTAACTGGTGGCGTAGCAGGATATGATACACCAGCTGCATTTGCAAAGCCCGGTCAAACTAAAAAGAAAAACAATAGATTGGCTAGTGTAACTGGTGGTACTGTTGTAGATGATTTAGAAGAAGCAAAAATATTAAATCTAAAACAAGAAAAAGAAAAACCAACCGCAGCTAAAAAAGAGCCAGGTGCAGAAATTGCAGATGTTAGTGGTATGATTATGGCTGAAAATCGTTGGTTAGAACTTAAAAGAGAAGAATCTTCACCAAAAGCAAAAGTTGGTAAAGGTGTTTCTAATATACAAAAACAACTTTCTGAAATAGAGAAGTTTGTTAATTGGTATTCTAAAATTAAGACAGAAAACGGACTTAAGAAAGAAGATTATTGGAAAAGAACAAACGCATCGTTATATAAAATCAGAGAAAGGTTAATGGGAATAACTGAAAAATTAAGAACACTATAATATGAACACATCAATTACAAAATCAAGACTAAAAGAATTAGTTAAAGAAGTAATGGTAGAAGAAGCAGATTACCAAACATTTTTTAAAAAGGCTTTAGAAAAAGCTGGAAAAGGTATCAACGATATGGATGACGCTGAAAAGAAAGCATTCTTTAATAAAATTGATTCTGCTTGGAATGGTAAGGGTGAGAAAAACGAAGAACTAACCGGTGGACAGCATAAATTAGATGTTGATAAAGATGGTGATATTGAAGCTGATGATTTGGCAGATTTAAGAGCATCTAAGAAAGAAGATATATCAACCGAATTACCAAAAGCAACTATACCATCTGCTGTTAAACAAAAAATGGCTATGGCTATTGATAAAATTAAAGATGCTAAATTAACTAATGTTCAAAAATTACAATTAGTAGCACAGGTGGTTGATAGTTTAGGTATTGATAAATCTCAATTAGGTTCTATGG